CGACTGAAGTAGTGAAAGAGTCATGGCTCAGTTCTCTCCTCCGGTTCAATCCTCTTCCTGCGGCTTAGGCTGGGTAGGCTCCCCTTGTCCTTTGGGTGCCGCAGGAACGGTAGCCAGGACCTCCGCCTCTTCGCTCTTTGGGGGCAGATTCGCCAGCCCCCGAAGGTAGTTTTCCAAATCCCGGTCGGGGAACAATGGAGCCCCCGCCCCGGCAAGCGCGGTGACAAAGCTGCCCAGCTTCTGCAAATCCACCGACTCGATATCCCCAGGAACCATCCGAGGCATTTCATCTGGGCTATCCACTGAAATCCCGTTCACCCCAAGAAGGCGAGGGATAGCAAAGTTGTTCATCACCTCAGCAACCGACGACTGCACCGCCCCCAACGCGGTAGAAAACAGAGCAGTCTTACTGTCCGCCAGTGCAAAGCTCCCCACGGACTGCTGCCCCAGTAGGATGAAGTCGGCCATCATCGTCATCGCAATCCGCTTGTCGTACCGATCGATGACCTGGGAGATGTTGATCTGCCGCGACCCAGGACTGCCAAGTAGCTCAAACGTCAAGAGCTTGTTCCCGCGATCGTCAAACGCCAATGGAAGAATCAGCCCCTCCTGCTCGTCACGGCGGATGTTCCGTACGATCTTCTTCAGCTCCGCATCATGGGCCTTCATCTCCAGCGAGCGGTAGATGACGGGGATTCCAGCTAGGTCGCGCTCGATGCCGATCCCTTCGATGTTCTCTAGCCGCTTCTTCATGAACCAGGGGCGGTATGCCCCCCGAAGGATAGACTGACCCTCGGGGTTGCCTTTGTGGGCTCCCATTCGGAAGAGGAGGCTGCGCTCGATGGGAATCCGTACTTGCTGGTAGTTAGGAGGGGCACTCTGAATAAAGGCGCGGACGCCTCCCTCCGCATCAAACTCCCACTCTACCAGAGTATCTTGGCTCCGAATGGGGAGCTTCCTCCACCCGATCCGTCCATCCGAAAAGCGGCTCCGCCGGGAGGGGTCCGTCTCGTTGGGCCCCACTCTCCGCTTGTACACGATCTCATGCCACGAAAACCCGTACACCAGGAAGCTGAGGATCTCGCTCAGGGTGTCCCCCCACGTCGAAGACATGTCCACTAAGCAGCTATCCACAAACTCGACCAGGTCTTGGCGCTCGCCCTCCACTCGCCAATGTACGTTCCTCAGCAGCATCCGCGCCGCGAACAGCATCGACCAGACTACCGGGTCGTTGTGGCTCATCTCGCGGAACGCCCGAAGGGCGTTCTTTCCCGACAACTGGGGGAGAAACTCCTCGGTGATCTCTCCCCAGTTGCTCCCCGTCCGCGAGAGCCCAGTGGATCCTAGCTCACCAGTGACTTCCGCCGACCCTGGAGAGGGAGGTCCTGCCTTCTTGACTTTGACTTTGGTGCCCATAGATTCCTCAACGATACTCAGCAACTGCGTCGCTCCAAATACTGTTCTGGGTCAAGCTGACGATCTCGGGGATCTCCCGGGAAGCCCGCCGCTTCATGGTCTCACGGATTCCTTGGGTGAACGCATCCACGCGGTCCTTGTAGAACGCTAGGGGGAACTGGGAAAGCTCTTCTACGAAGTCTTTCACCCATGGGCGGATTGCTGGGTTAGGCAGAAAGACGTTCCCCGCCTCTACCAGAGGAGTGACTGCGTGTGCACGGGAGACTTTATCCGCATCGGGGTTGACGGCGATGATCCCCGGGATCTCGTCCTTCAGGTAGTCGATGACCGCCGCTCCATTTGCCTTCTCTTCAACATACTTCGCAGTAGCACGGGGCCAGTGTTCAGTCATGGAGCGAATCGCCTGCACCGTCTTAGTGAAACTGAGATGTTCACACACCTCGTCCAGGAGGTAGAAGTTGGCCCCCCGTTGTCCCCAGACCTGCCCGCTCACGCGAGCGCTCCCTTTTGTGTCCTTGAACGTCAAGTCCCACGTTTGGTACAGAAACTCCAGGTCTTCGGGGATGTGGTCGTAGTACTTCCACCAAGAAGTTTTGAAGATCCCCCCAGAAATCGGAGCAGGCCGCTGCTGCATCTGTGCGTTGTAAGCATACGTCCCCATCTTCACCTTGAGTACCCGGATTTCTTCTTCTCCAAACCGAGCAGGATTCAGGAGTTCTCCTGGGCGTGTCCTCGGGTCCACGAAGATAGACGTGCGGCAGCGTGTCTCGGGCTCGAACTCCGCGGGCAGCGAAAGAAGCTCGTAGCCTCCTTGCTTCAAAACATGCCCCGTCATGTCATCGAAGTGGCTCCGTTGCATGATGATGACAAATGCGCTGGACTTGGGGTTGTTCGCCCGGGTACTCATGACCCCATCTAGCCACTCCAACGCTGACGTCCGCACCGCATCACTCTCGACATCCTGTACGTTGTGGGGATCATCGATGATGATGATGTCGCCCCCCTCTCCAGTGTTCGACCCCCCAACCGAGGTTGCAAGGCGATACCCTCCCTTATCGGTATCGTATCGTTCCTTTGCATTCTGGTCTCCCATCAACCGGAACCGTGATCCCCAAAACTTCTGGTACCAGGGGGACTGAATCAGTCGTCGGCACTTGACGCTATCCCGAATACTCAGACTCTGCGCATAGCTGCTCGTCAGCCAACGAATGTGGGGGAGGTTCTTGGGTCCCCAAGTCCACGAAGGCCACATGACGCACGTCACCAGTGATTTGCTGTGGCGGGGTGGAATGTTGATGACGAGGTTCCGGATGTGCCCCTGAAGGACGGCCTCCAAGTGGTCGCAGACGGCATCGATGTGCCAGTTGGGGACAAAGGGCTGCGGCTCGATGTGGGGCCAGGCGATTCGAACGTAGTCCCGCAAGCTGTCCTGACAGCGGCAGGCATCAAACATCTCTTTGGTGTAGTGAAGGGGGAGCTTCGCCGCCATATTACTCCTCCCCCTTCGCCCCACATCTAGGGAAATCCAGCGTCAGAACCTCTCTTCCAAACACCCGAACGGAAACTCGGCGCTCGTCTAAGAGGCGATGGAGGGCCCGAACCACTAACTCCTCGGGCTTCTGCTTCTCGAGAACGTTGTTCAGAAGGGCCTCTCCATTCACACGAAGCTCGGGAATGTAGGCAGCCAGTGAGTCAGCGAGCTTCTTATCACTGATGAACATCGTCTACTGCCCCCAACCCACCATGACCCCTACAATGGAGACGTAGCCTCCGTCCCCCACCGAAGACTTGAGGATCCGTAAGTGGGGAAGAACCCGCCACCCTCCTCGTACGGAAATAACCGTCATCCCGCCCGTTGTCCAGGACCACCCCGTATTCTGCCCCGTCCAAGAAACCCCCGCCGCCGTAGGAATGTAGATGGGGAGCTTCTGGATGGAGAAGAGGCGCTGCGCAACCCCCAGCCCAACCTGCGTAGTCACTGCGTAGGGCGGAGAAGAGCGGACTGGGAGGGCGTCAAAGACCGTGAAGGCATAGGTCTTGTCCGCGCTGAGGGAGCGTGCGTAGAGAGCAGTTCCTGCTACCCGGGGTGATGCCGAAGGGTTGTAACTGACCCCCGCAGCGTAAAGGCTCTGCATCTCCCCTGCCCAGGCAGAACCGCCCGCTAGGGCCAGGAGGAGTAGAATCCCAAGAAGACGCATTCTCTTACACCCCCAGCTTGGCTCCGATCTTCCGGAGCAGCTCACGATCCGCCATGGTGAACCCCGTGTCCACCCCTTGCAGTTCCACCGATGTGTAGAGCATGGGGATTGCTCCCATCCCCAGCCTGATCACCTCGTCGTCACGCAGCGCCCGCACTGGGCACGGAACCGCCGGGACGTCCGCTCCAGGAACGTTCGTGTTTCCCGTTCCGGTCGGCGGGATGTTGACGGTCTTAGCGTCCTCGACGCTGATTCCCAGTGAGTCGAAGAGGGGAACCTGCTGCTGTTGGTCGAAGCCCACGTACACGCGACTGTAGATGGCGAAGGGGACCCCGGCAACCACGATGGACTTCTGGGCAGCGGGATCCTCCCAGTACTTCGGGGGGCGCGAAGGGTCCCACGGCGGGCAAGGCTTCCCCGTTTCGGCCTCGTATTTCTCTCGCGACTCGTAGGTCTTAAAGAGATTCAACACACTCAACGGTTGTGGCATACTTCCTCCTTGTTCCTGGTCCCACCCTCGGGCCTTTGCAACCCGAAAGGGGTCTGTCTTCTTCCGCAGAGTCCAGTTCCAGAGAACCTCTAATCCATGGAAAATCTCCTGAACTCCTCCCCAACGAAAGTTGTGGCGGTCGAAATCCACTTCGATGAGTCCGCCCCAACGGGGGTGACAATGTTCGATCACCTGGGCCGCCCACATAGGGCGACGCTCTTGCCACCCCATGACTGCCGAAGGAACTCCCCAGGGGCGATGGGCACGAATCGAAGTAGTGCGGCGATCCATATGGGTGCGGCACCACAACACCATTTCCTGGGAGTGTTCGAGATAGCAACGATCTTCCT